TGCAACACAATGCCAGCAAGGGTTTCATTAGATATTTTTTAATAACACGACGGGTTGAGTTAGAAATTTTCTAATAGAGTGCCGTTTAAACACCAACATTTTTAGAAATTATCTAATATGTAACTGGTTGACCTCCAACTGTTTGTCTTTTCCTATAAAATATATTATGTTAAGTAGGGAACCTGTTGATTATCAGCGAGTTACATATAGCAGAGTGGGGCTTTTTCCTATAATTGATATTATGTTAAATAGAGAAAAAAATCGCGCCCGTCCACCATAACCGGTTGATTTTCAACACGTTAGCCTGTAGTCCTAATACCGGCCGGCTAACTGATTGATTTTCAATAGGAAAAAAAGTTTATTGAGTATCAACGGTTTACATATTATGCCGATCCCTGATACTGCTAACTGGTTGATTATCAAGCAAAAATCTTTCATATGAATTTGGCCATGTCCGTATAAAGTCGTATCTTAGAGTATCGGGTTGAGAGATAACCCCTCACATTAAAAAAAACTTATATATGAATACGAACATGACAAGACAATTTAACGAAACCTACAAAAAACATCAAAATACTGAAAGACCGGTATATTTGACATTTGCCGCTTCTAAAATGAGTAACGCTGTGAAACCAAACACTATCGTGGAATTTACGGATTTCCGTGGTAAAAAACATAAAGTAGCGGTCCGTAACAATACCGAAATGAAAAAGGCGATGGCTTTCTTCGCTATCTTAAAACGTGAGGCTACTAATATCAACCAAATTATCGCTTCGTTTCCTATGAGTTACGGCCGGATTGAAAAAAAGTTTATCGCTGAGTGTAAAAGGGACTTGAAGGCTTTAGGTTTATCAGGTAAGGCAGTTGAATTAGTATTGGCTTAATCGGTACTAATTTTTCATTTAATCAATCACTATAAAATAATCAATATGAATAAGAATTTCAAAATCAGTAAAGTAAGAAGGGTATTAAGACTAGTAGATAACGACTTCAATCCGGCTACATACTTTGTTTATAAAGTATCTGGTCCTCGTAAGTTAGTAAAGTATTTCACACTTAAAAAAGACGCTACTGCTTGGGTAAAGGATGTGACTACTCATAAACCTATGACAGCTGGTGAGTTGTACAATTTTTACAATGGTAGGTAATATTGTAATAATCTTACAACGGACACCACAATCAATAACACAATAAACACAATACAATACAATGGCTACAACAACAACAAATAGAAAGAAACGTACTGATAGAAACCACGTGATATACGAATTAGTTAATACCATTACAGGTGCTAGTTACTTAGGTATTACGGCGGCCATTGGTAGACGTTTCAACTATTCCGCTGTATTACGTTTCCAAAAGCATTGTAGTAGAGCACGTAGAGAAAACAAAGGTTGGAAACTATATACCGATATGCGTGAGTATGGCACCGATGTTTACGATGTGTTTGTATTGGATATTGTACGTGGAAAGGCCGCCGCTCACCAATTAGAAGTGAAACTATTAAAACAATTTAACTACGAATTAAACTCAACGCACTAATATGAATAAGACTAACAAAATAACTAAACCGGCAAAGAGAAAACCAAAATTAAAGTTTACAACACAAACAGCCCATATGAAATACGCATGTAAGGAATTGGAGCTGTTTAGAATACTGAACTTTGAACTTAAATACGAACTTAACCCAACTTATTAATCATTAAATCATTACACTATGAATTTTCAAACAAAGGGCAGCACAGCCAAAAAGCACTTTCAAATCAGTTTAATCAAATCAACCATTCGTATAGGAGCGTGTGTGGTACTATGTTACGGCAACTATGTAGGGGCCGGTATCGGACTAGGTATCGCTGAAGTGCTTGGAATATACGAAGAAATCGCTTAATCATTAAAACAAATCAAATGAAACTTAAAGACAAAATCATTACATTGGCAGTAGCCGGAATAATATCAGCAGGAGCAATAATGTGTATCTGGGCTATGGTTTGGATAGCATACATCATTTTTCATTCTTAAACAAATATTATACTATATGGAATTTACATTATTAGAATTAAACGAATTAATCTACTGTGTTGGTACTGCTACAAAGACCGGCACTATGGTAAATAAGAAAGTAGCTAACAAATTGTGGGCTAAACTAACGGACGAGCTTGAACGCCGTTGTAACCTATTGGATATGGCTGAGAATGGTCCCAAATGTGAGTACAGCGGACTACCTTCAACGGAATCTTATAAAGAGCCGGAATCTATGTTTGACGATATATGGCCAACTCTCCGACAGGACCACGTAGTAATTGAGCCCGAAGTGAAAACAAAAGTAAGTAAGGGATGGTCCAACGCATGGCCATTGATGCCGACTGGACACTAATCAAATTATAAACCAAAAACAAAATATATGACTACAACACAAATCCAAAAGAAAATTGAAAAGCATAGAAGTGAAATACGCTCGCTTGAAATCATGCTTATGTTGAAGCAACCACATTTGACTTCGGTTGAAGACATGCACTTTATGAGTGTAAGAGCATACACTGTGTTGCGTATGGCTAATATCCAAACTCTGGAAGATTTACTTAACTGGTCTGAAAAGCAATTGCTTAAACTCAGGTATTGTGGTCATAAAACAATAAACGAATTAAAGGCCGGATTGGCTGAGTACGGGTTAGCACTCAAATAAAGCTAACCAACAAATTATAAACCAAATATAAAATATATGAATACTGAACAACAGTTACAACAACTTAATGACCTTATTGCTGAATTAGAGCACGAAATGTGGTATAACATACATACCGACTCACCACACAAAGCAGCCAAAGTGAAAGGCTGGAACGACCAACTCAAAGAACAAGCGGCAGCATTGCATATCCAAATTACTAACCAAACCAAATAGTATGACTACAAAAAGAAAAACAAAGCAATTTAAAATTGGTGAGTACGCTATGGGCGGTATCATTCGGGTAGATATAACAAAGGAAGAGCCGGACCGCTCCCTTATTGAAGTGAAAGCAATCGGTATAGATAGTGGTCGGACTCTTATGGCTGACTGGGCTGAAACGGATCATGTTAAATGGTATAACCAAATACTGAATACGCTGAATGATATGACTACTAGCTACTACGCTGATAATATTATGAATTACATTAAAGAACAAGTAAACAAATTAGAAAAAACGATATGAGTAAAAAAGTAATCAAAGAAGTAGAAGTGAAATTTACGCCGGCATTTACAAAAGCAATCAACGGCGAGACACCTATTAAAAAGACTAAGAAGGCCGCACCCACAAAGAAGGCGGCCAAACCAAAGGCAACGGCTAAGCCGGCCACAAAGAAAGTAACCGCTAAGACCGGCACCATAACCAAAGTGAAAGCCAGAGCAACGGCTAAACCGAAAGCAACAACCGCTAAGGGACGCCCTAAAGCAAAACATCCGCGTGGATATACTATAACGCCGGTACAAAGGGAACTGACACTTAATGGTGAGAAAGCACTATACGATCTCTTTGAACTGGCCGGTCCTAAAATGGACAAGACTCGTTACTTTGTAGATGAAGCTAGTGCACAAAAGTATATAGCATACAATGATAGTGACACAGTTGCAACTGTAGCACTAAGCGGTAAGGGCTTCCAACATATTAAGGGAGTAATATCAGCGCATAAGGACCTATTAGATGCAGCTGACTTACCTGAAATGAATACTGAATTACCTGAGAAGTGCGATGCGACTTCAATAGAAGATACTGACGCGTAAGCGTGGTTTTTATTTTTCATAGTTTTTTTATTTATTCGGCCGGCTGTGTCTACACTCGGCATTTATTATTAAACCAATTAAAACAAATATAAAATGAGCAAAATTAAAGAAGCAATTAAGACAGCACAAACCAGTGTAAGTAGTGCAGCAATCAATACATACGGAGCCCGTATCTATGACTTTGAGCAAGTATGTAAGATATTAGAGGACCTATACGATGTAGTATGTGAAACTGAAGCTGAGGTTGCCGGACCGAGCACCATATCGCAATCGGATATTGACGAACTAATCGCCGATATTGAAGAGCGTATTGATGGCAACATTAATAAGATAGACCATACCGATATTGTGGACGAGGACTCGCTTGAATTATCTTTGAGTGGCGGCAGATATACCATAGATAGCTTGGATGTCAATACGGACCTTATTGTTACTGAAGCTCAATACGGTATTGACGATGTAGTGAACGAATGGGTCTACAAGAATAAGATAGTACTAGAAAGTTAATTTGGCAATCTCAGGAATTTTTCGTATATTAGTATAAATCAAAACAAAGTAAATATGAAATGGAACAACATACTACATTTAATGGGCGCCATTGGATGTATTGGTGGCATCGTTGGTTTATACAGCAGTGGGTGGCACCTATGGCAATGGCCGGCTATCGCACTATTGTGGGTAACATCATCCTATATCAACGCCTGGTCCGCATATAAGGCTACCAAAAAATAAATTTGGCAAATCCAATTATTTTTCGTATATTGTATATACAATAGGGGATATAACAACTCCGCATACATTTTAAAATTTAAACAAAAACAAAAACAGCAATTATGGCTAAGCAAATCAAAACAAGAGTGAATTATCAGGTAACTGAATTAGTAAGCAATCTAAACGAAGCAGCTACGGCTCAGAGTGAACAAAAGCGTGACTTCTTTACGACACGTGCTTTGTACAACGCAAAGAGACTTGAATCGTTAGTAAGAGGCGCTAAGATTGGTGCTATGGCATTGGTTATCGCATGTGGAATGATGGCTTGTAATGGTGGTGCAACAACAACCCCAACAACCGACTCTACAAAGGTATCAACCGATAGTACGCATACTGACTCTACAAAGGCAGTAGTTACCGACTCTAACAAAGCAGGTAAGTAATCAAAGTCCGGTCCAATGTAGGACCGGCAACAAGCGGAGTGAGTGTAACGGCTAGCACAGCGGTCCTCCAGACTGCAAGACGTGGTTCAATTCCATGACTCCGCTCTAGTGGGCCACTGTGAACAGGCCGCAAGAAGAATAGATGTTTTTCATTCACAAACCCAATCATTAATTTGGTTGGGATTACTCCCCTTTAGTATAACGGTAGTACGACAGTTTTTGGTGCTGTTTGTTGAGGTTCGAATCCTTGAGGGGGAAGATCGGAAGAGCACA